GGGGTGGGCCTGGAGGAAGCTGTTGTAGCTGTCCTCGGCGGCCATGGTTTCGTATTCCTGCTGCATCGGCGCCAGGACCTCCTGGAGCCGGCGGTTGACCTCCGCCTCAATCCGGGCGTTGATACTGGCCTCATTGAAGGGGTCGTAGTCGGGGACCTCCACCTCCTTCAAACTCTCGGCGCCCTTCATCAGCGCTTCCCGCTCCCGCACGAACTCCCGGCGTTGGTCCGCCAACTCCTGGGTCTTCCGGGTGTAGTCGGCCCTCATGTTCTTCATCAGCTTGGCAATGTCGGGCGGGACCTGGCCGATGGCGTCATCCCAGGACAGGTTCCGGCGCCGGGGCTTCCCGTCTTCGCCGGTGTCTTCAATCTCCACGTCCCCCTCCTCGGCCATGGCTTCCACCATGGAGGGTTCCACGTCCGGGGATTCGGCCGTGGCCGAATCGGTGGCCGAATCGGTGGCCGAATGGGCGGCCTGGGCCTCGGCCAGGACCGTCTCCGCCACGGACTGGTGGTGGGAAGGGGCGTTGCTCGGTGCGGTCAATACGTCGGGGGTGCTCATGGGTGAGTCCCTTTGCTTGGGGTTTAGATGAGGAGGTCGGACACGTCCTCGGCGTCAATCATCTGCAGGGGCGTGCCCACGCGGAAGTACCATCCCGGGTTCCAGCCGGGTGCGGTCACGAACTGGACGGGGCGGCCGAACATGCGGGACCCCAGCTCGAAGACGGACACGTTCTGGATGCGGCTGATGATGAAGGTTCGCCACCCCGGGAGGTCCCCGGTAGCGGAGGCGGACTGCGGGTCCACGTACAAGTGGAGGTACACCGTTCCGTTCTTCCCGCGCCAGATGGCGTGCGGGTTGCCCACGCGCGTCCCGTACTTGCCCAGGACGCCCTCAGGCTGCCACTTGTCATTGTAGAAGAAGCTGACGGGGTTCTTTAGGTCAATGGCCTTCTGCAACTCCCGCATCGGGTCCCCACCGAAGGCCGCCACGTACTGGGCGGACCTGGTGCGGGGGATGACCGTGCGCGGCCGCCGGCCGAAGCCGAAGGCCTTGGCGAGCTGGGCGCGGATGCTGGTGAAGGCCATGGGGGACTACCGCCGCATCCGGCTGGCGAAGTCGAAGGCCTCGGCCTCCTCCTCCTCTTCCGGCATGACCTCGACGGACACGGACACGTCCGCTTCTTCCCCCTCGGCTGGCATGTCCAGGAACTCCTCAAACTTGGAGTCCTTGGCCAACTGGATGAGGGCGGCCGTCAGGGTGGTGAGGTCCGCTTCCGTGCGGAGCTGGTCGAGCTCGATGGGCAGGGGCTTCCCGTAGTCCTCGGCGGCCGCTGCGGCCATGGCGAGGAACCGCACCACGTCCGGCTCCAGCTCCATCACGGGCTCGGTGTACTTGTCGGGGACAATGTCCATCCCCATCACCCGGCCCACGTCCGCGATGGCCTTGGCCAGGGCGTTCATCACCTTCACGTTGATGGGCTTGTCAAAGGCCGGGACCAGGGCGGCGAGCTCGGAGCCGATGATGGCGTCCGCATCCTGGGCGGCCTCCATGAGGTCGGGGGGCATTCCGTCGGAGGGCATGGAGGGGCCGTAGTCGAGGGGCATGGGTCAGACTCCAGGAACGGGGCCGGGCGCCCCTTCGATGGGGAGGCCTTCGGGCGGGAGGCCTTCGGGCGCGGGGGGTGCCACCTCGGGGGGAGGCGGGGCAGGGGTAGACAGGTTCTCCGGGAGCTGGAACACCCGGACCATCTCTTCGAGGATGAGGGCCGGGTCCGCCCCGAGCTGGACCAAGATGGGCGCCAGGCGCTCCAGGCTCTGCTGCTTGGCCAGGTCACTCATGGGCGTGGTGCCCGCGTCCACGGCCCAATACGAAAAGTCACCGGTGAGGTCATCGGCGGAGAGGATGGTGGGGCCTACCGGGTTGGGCAGGGCCAGGGGCTCCGCGTCATCCCCGAGGACCACCGACAACATCACGTTGTAGGTCTGCGCCAGGCCGGTGATGACCGCATCCCGGATGCGGGCCATCCGTCCCAGCTCGGAGGAGGTGTAGGCGGCCAGGAGGTTCTGTTCCGTGGCCGTGGACCTGGTGACCTCCCCACGGGTGAACGGCGCCAGGAGGCCGGCGTCCCGGATATCCATGTCCACCGTGGTCGCATAGGCGGCGATATCGCCGGGGATGGGGGCCTGGGGGACCGGCAGAATGTTGCCGGCCAGGTCCGCCCCGGGCGCCAGGTCCACCTCCACGAACTCCCCGTCGAGGCCCTGGCTAATCTTCGCGCACGAGTCCTCGGAGAGGAAGCCGGCCCGGACCATCCACTGGCGGGCCATCCGCCGGACGCCCTGGGCCTGGTAGGTCCTCATCACGTTCATCTCCCGGAACTGGTCCAGGCTGCGGTGGATGAGGCTGTAGCCCCGGAGCGGGGTGTCCGGGTCGCGCGAGAAGTAGAGCGGGAGGATGGGCACCACGGGGCGGCCGGACGCACTCTTGTAGGGGATGCCCGTGGTTTCGTGGACAATCTCACCCTCGGGGGTCTCGGCCTCGGCCTCGGCCTCGGGGTCGAGGGCGCCCACCTGAACGCGGACCCCCTCGAAGAGGTAGGCGTCCCCGTCTTGGTGGTCGGGCGACCACACCAGGAGCCGGTCTTCCTGGAGGTCGTAGAGCTCCACGATGCGGACCCACCGGTCCGAGTCGGGCACGGCCCCCGCGTTGGAGTCAATGCCCAACATGGTGTCCTTCCCGGCAATGCCCGTGGCTTCAATCCACTTCGAGTACGCCCGGGTCCTGAACTCCGTGGACTCCTTGCCGTAGCGCTCCGAGGCCTCGGCCACCGGCATGAGGTACACGTGGCCTACGTGGCGCTGCTGGTCCCAACTGCAGGCCGTGGCGTCCACGATGACCTCCCAGGGCGGGAGTGCAGCGCAGGACACCCGCTTCAACGGGTCCACGGACTCCACCGGCGCCAGCTTCATGAAGGCGCACGGGTAGATGAGCGCCAGGCGGGTGGCGTCTTCGAGCTGCTCCCGGATGGTGAGCAGGTACTGGTTGGCCGTGGCCTGGGCCACCTCGGGGTTGCCCCGGTCCCGGAGGTCCGGTTCCACCCGAACCGCCGGGTTCTTGGCGTAGAGGCTTCCCAGGTAGGACTCCACCACGGCGTAGGCCTTGGGGACCTCGGTGCGGAGGATGCCGTCAAGGGTGGGGTAGGTCTCGGACTCCCAAAAGCGCGTCATGTAGAGGCGCCGCAGCTCCCGTAGCTGGTCCCGCCGCTGGTCCCAGTACAGGTCATGCTGTTCGCAAATGTCGCGAATGTCCGAGGGTTCGAGCATCGGGGGCCTCAGAAGGGCAGGGAAGAAGAACGGATGCGCCGGGCACGGCTGGCCGCGATGAGGTCATCTATCCGCGTTCGTTGGGAGTGTAGCGCGTGCGTGCGCCACGTGGCAGGAACATCCCGGAGGCAACGGTAGGCGAGGGCGCAGGCCATCGCCGCGTCATCGTGGGAGCCTTTCGGCGCCTCGGGGGCCACCTTCCCGGCGGGGATGGTGAGGGACCGCAGCTCCAACCAGGTGGGCCGGTCCAGAATCTGGATTAGCTGCAGGCTTTCGCGCAAGGTGTCGAAGGCGTCCAGCTTCGACTGGAGGCTGGTCACCCACGGCTTCCCCTTCGGTCCGCGCCACTGTTGCCGGTACCCACAGTGGTCCATTTCCAGGAGGAAGGCGTGGCCGTGGTTGTTGGACTCGGCCAGAACCAGCGCCTGGTTGTAGCGGCTGGCTACCTGGATAGCGCGGTGGGACCAGGCCGCCGGTGTCACGCGGTTGTTTCGCTCGGTGTAGACCACCTGGCGGGTGGAGACGGACACCACGCAAAGGGCGGAGTAGTCGCCCCCGACGCCTCCCCCGATGTCCACGCCCATCACGTACCGGTCATGGGGGTGCGGCGGTTCAATCTCCCGGCCGTGGCTCTCCCCGTGGAGCTGGTGTTCCACGACGTGGATGTTCCCGAGGAGTTCGTCCTCGAAGTACCCGCCCTCCCGGTCCAGGAAGCAGTCATCCATACACCCGGGGTACTCCCGGCGGAACTTGTGGGTGGACCCGATGCGCTTCTCCGTCCGGCGCCGCCAGTGGAGCTGGCCCGGCCGTAGGCTGTACTCCCGCTGTATGTCGCGTTCGTAATCGGACAGACTGTCCATGAAGTCCGCCGGCACCATGTCCGGCGGGTCTTCGTAGGCGGGGTGTTCCCACCACCACATCGTCAGGAGGTGCCAGCCGTTCTCCGGGGCGGCCCGGACAAGCTGGGAGAAGAAGTCCCCGGGGTTGTTGGCGGTGCTCTCCACCATGAGCAGCCCTTCCCCTACGGCCGCGTCGAGCTGGGCGATGGTCTCCTCCAGGTCCGGCGCGAAGGCCGCCTCCGAGAGGACCGCCGCTGCAGGGGTGAAGGAGCGGAGGCCGGTGTTGGACCTCGACGTGAAGGCCTGCAGGCTGGCGCCGGTGTCATCGTACTGGATGCACCCGCGCGCCTGGGTGCGGATGGGGCGCTGTAGCAGGGCGGGCGGGTCCTGGAGCCAACGGCGGGCGTCGTTCAACAAGGCCGTGGCCGAGTCGTCCCGCATGGAGATGACGGCGTGCATGGCCTCGAAGCGGGTGGCCGTGGCCATCCAGTGGAGCACCATCTTGCAGCCGGTGGTGGCGTAGACCTGGCGCGCCTTGATGACGATGATGCGCTTGTGCCCCGCCTCGACGGCCGCGAATATCTTGCGCTGCATCGGGGAGGGCACGAAGGGCCGGGGCTTCTTGCTGTCCTTGTCCTGGACCTGGTGGAGCTGGGAGAAGGCGGACAGGTCCGACAACAGGTGTTCCACCCGCAGCGTCATCCCCGGCGGCACCCTCCCGGGGACGAAGGGGCGGGCCTTCACTCCCCAACCAGGGTCAACACGTTCCGCAGCTCCTCCACCTCGGGGGTGTCCAGCTCGGGGGCTTCGTACCCCCGGGCCAGGTCCAGGACCCGGAAGGCCGTGTCCAGGACCGTGCGGTTGGGGGACTGGGTGCCACGCAAGGCCCGCTCAATGCAGGCGATGGCATCCGGCGCCAGCTCGGCCAGGGAGCGGTCAATCTGTGCCGGGGTGAGGACTCGGGGCTCAACAGGGTGGTCCATGGGGACTCCTTAGGTGATTCCTACAGTGCAGGGTTGACCCGTCTACCATGCACTGTGAGACTATGCGGTCTTCCCCGGCTTTCGGGAGATAGTGCAGGGTAGTGCAGGGTTTAGGCCCTCCGTATGTAGTATACATATCACTCCATTGCTCTATAGGAATAACCCTGCACTGCCTTGCACTATTGCCCTATAAGGGAGGAAGAATGGTAATCCTCACAGTGCAGGGTAGACACGTCAACTTGTCAACCCCGCACTGTGGCCGAAAGGTCAGGTTTGAGGGGGCTACTTCTCGGTAGAATAGTGCAAGCGTCAACGGGTATTTGGGGCTGGCGGGCTTTTGGTGCTTTTCTTGTTGCATTCCTCCGCTACTCCATTACTCCAGTGTGGAGCGTGGGAGACACCACGCCACCCCAGGAGAGCCACATGGAATACGGTATGCACCCGCTTGACCCCACCGACGACTACAACCCCGACGACTACCCGACCCCGCCGACCCCGCCGTCCACGGACCTCGGGGAGCTGCTGTTCAGCATCTTCGCGGCCGCCGGCATCATGCTGGCCATGTGGTTCTGGATGCTGGTGCTGTGATGGGGAAGCCTACCGACTCCGAAGTCTTGACCCTGGTGGACCTCCACACCATGGCCCGCGACATTCAGGACCGGATGGAGGGCCTGGACACCCCGTGGACCCTCGACGTTCACGTGGGCCAGAAGGGCCTCCGGTCCTGGGGCGCGGTCACCTTCGAGTTCGCCCCGCCGGACCGCTACCACATGGGCCTCTTGGGCGCCGCGCGTGTCCGCCTCCCTGAGAACGCGCGCGTGCGGGACTACAACACCGGCCGGTGGAAGCACGCCAGCTACCGCATCAACAACGACTGGACGCTGGAAGTCACCCGGGAACTCATCAACCCCGTCTTCCCCGTCGAGGAGTTCAGCGTCCCGAAGGGGGAAGAGTGAACGCCCGGCCCCACCTTCCCCCGTCCCATGAGGACATTCTGACCGCCCTGCGGCGGTACGGCCCCCTCACCAAGGGAGACGCCTCCCGCCGGTCCGGCTACGCCATGAGCACCACCCACGATGCCATGCGGCGCCTGCAGCGCTTCGGCCTGGTCGAAGTCGTGATGACGGTGCGAGGGGAGGCCCGGGGCCGCACCCGCAACGTCTACGGCCTGGTGGGTGTCCACCGGCGCCTCCGCTCCCGCCGCACCTTCATCTTGGAGTTGGTGGAGACGTTGCGCGCGGTCACCACCCAGGAGTTGGCCGCCCACGTCGGCATCAACCCGAAGACGGCCGACTACTACATCAAGGAGTTCCGGGAGGAGGGCGCCATCCGGCTGGTGGGCTGGGAGTTCCGCCCCACCGGGGGACGCCCGGCGCCGCTGTGGGGGGTCGCATGAGTCGCCCGGAATGGCGACCCCGCCGCAACTGCTACAGCTGCGCCCGGGATTGGTACGACCTCGACGACGACTACCACTACTGCCTTGTCATGGATGGCTCCGACCTCTACGCGCCGGTCATGGAGTGGGTCGACGCCCATGTGGCGACGGAGCCGGGCACCATGCCCCGCCCCGAGGCCGACGGGTGCCCCGGTTGGGTGCCGCGAGCGTGGCTGGCGCCGGTTTACGGAGGTGAGGAATGAGCCGCACCGCAGAGGAGTGGGGCCGCCTCGCCGTCAGCCTGCCGGGTTGGCGGTGGATGGCGGGGATGCGGTATTTCTACGGAGGTTTCAGCGCGTCAACGGGAGCGAGCGAGAACTACGTCGATCGACTGTGGGAGGACGACGCAGGCCCATACGACCACGCCATCTTCCCCGCTCCCGACCCCGACGACCCCGCGACCGCCGGGTGCCTGCTTCGGCTGCTGGGTGACGGCGTCCGGCAGGTGTTCCCACCGTTCCGGAACGCGACGGCCCGCAACTGCTCGTGGTGGTGCATCTATCTGTCGGGTGGTGGCTGCGTTGAGGCACCGACCCTCGGACGCGCCTGCATCGCCGCCGCCGCTGCCCTCGGGCGGTGGCCGGGGGGTGAGGAGTGAGCCCCCGACTGACCCCGGACCGCGTGCGCCGCAAGCTGCTGTTGGCCGTCGGGAAGCGGGTGTCCTGGTCCATCGTACTGGCCGGGCCGCCCCTTGCCGGCTGGGCGCCCCTCCGCCGCAACACCGGGGAGCGCATCTGGCTCCGGGTGTCCGGCGGCCGCCCCGTCCTCCGCTACACCGAACCCCGCGTCTACCGTGACGCCAAGAACGCCCTGACTCCCAATGAGGCCTTGGCCTTGAAGTGTGAGTTCTACTACCAGGAGACTGACCGATGAGTGACACCCCGAAGGCCAAGAGTGATGCCCCGAAGGCCAAGAAGTACCGCGTGGAGCTGTCCAACGACCATGAAGTGGAGATGAAGATGGCGGCCGTGGCCGCCGGCCTCTCCGTCCCGGACTACATGGAGCAGGTGGTCCGGCCCGTGGTCCAGGAGGACCTGTCCCGCCGCCTCCGCGCCGGCGCCCTGGCCGCCCTCTTGCCCGTTCAGTAGGTCCCCCCATGGATGCCAACACCGCACGGGTATGGCCCACGCCGCCCGAAGGCCACACCTATGTCCGCCAGTCCCTTCGGGGCGGGGACTACATCTCCACCGGCTACTTCCCCCAGCGGATGGTGGACCGGCACGGCCGGGGGAGGACCGTCCACAACTGCGCCTCCGTGACCTCCCTGTTCTTTGACTGTGACCTCCTCGGCCTCTACGACGCGGCCCGCCAGGCGCGGGGGCACGTCCTCGAAGCGCGGGCGGCGGAGCGCAAGGCCAAGCTCTACAAGGAGGCGCCGGACGTGGTGGAGGGTCTGCGGGCGCTCCTCCTCGATGAGGTGGTGTCGTGTGTGGAGCGGGCGGTTGGCCTCCCCCCCACCCTCCTCCTGGACTCCGGCTGGGGGTTCCACGTCCACTACGCGGTGGACCCGGAGATGGGCGGGGAGCTGGTGGCGCTGCAGCAGATTGCGGCCGCCATCATCGATGAGTCCAACCGCCTGGCCTACGAAGTGGGGCACACCTTCCAGCCCCGCTTGGAGCTCCCCAGCGCCTTCGACGCCACCCACGACGTGGGCGCACGCTTGGCCAGGGAGCCGGGGAGCACCAACACCAAGGCGCCGGGGAACCCTCGGCCCGTGCGGGTCATCACCTCCGCGCCCACGGTCCTCGGCCGGGAGAAGCTGGCGGAGCTCCGGGACGCCTACCTCCGCCCCGGTGTCCTCCCCGATGCCCGCGATGAACCCGGCCCGGTGCCGAAGGTCAAGCGCCCGAAGCAGGCGACCCAGGTGGACGTGGACTTCCGCTCCATGCGCCTGGCCGATGGCCGGACGTGGCAAACCATCGTAGACGCCCTGTCCCCCGGGGAGCGGGCCAAGGTCATCTGCCCCTTCGGCGGTTCGACCGTGGGCAGCGGCTTCTTCTTCATCGAACCCGATGGCCGAGGGCGCTACCACAGCGGCCCGCAGTCCTGCACCTACTGGAACAGCTACCGGGGCGGAGGCACCACCGGCCTCGCGGAGCTGGTGCGGGGAACCAGCCGAGACGGGAGCCCGGCTGGCCCGCTCAACACGGTGACCAACCTCTACAAGATGCTGTCCGAGGACTCCAACTTTGACCTGTGGTTCGATGCCTTCCGGGGCCTGGAGATGGATGGCACCGAACCCCTCCAGGACGTGGCGTGGGTCAAGGTCCTGCAGCACATGGACGCGGGCTATGGCTGGTTGTGGCGCCCGGGGCGGGAACTCATCTGGTCCACCCTGGAACAGGTCTGCAGGGAGCGCACGGTAAACCCCCTCCAGGACTACCTGGCCACCCTGAAGTGGGACGGGGTGCCCCGGTGCCACCGGTGGATTGCGGATGTGTGTGGCGTCGAAGACCGGGACGTGTACCGCGCCTACTCCCTCCGGTGGTGCATCGGCCTGGCGGCCCGTGCCCTGGACCCCGGCTGCAAGCTGGACACGTGCTTGGTGTTGACCGGCCCGCAGGGCTTCGGGAAGTCCTCGTTGTTCCGGGAGTGGGCCAGCATCCCGGACGTGGGCGAGCTGTTCTCGGACACCCGCTTCAACATGAAGGACAAGGACGCCTATCTACAGCTCTACATGGCCTGGATTTACGAAGACGCGGAGATGAGCGGCCACAGCTCCGCCGACAAGGAGGTCCGCAAGGGCTTCCTGTCTTCCCAGGTTGACCGCATCCGCCCACCCTTCGGCCGCAAGGTCCGCACCTTCAAGCGCCACACGGTCATTGTGGCCACGTCCAATGAACGGAACATCTTGCGAGACTCCACCGGTGACCGTCGGTATTGGGTGGTCCAGGTGCCGAAGACCGGCCAGGCGGACCTGGAGTGGTTGCGGCGCCACAAGGGGCAGTTGTTTGCCGAGGCCGTCCACCGGTTCAAGGCCGGGGAGCCCTGGTGGTTGACCCGCGAAGAAGAAGCGCTCCGCAGCAAGAACAACGAAGCCTTCCGGTATGTGGACTGGTACACCGAATGTGCCGGCATCGTGTACCGGGCGAACCAGGGCGGACCCCGAAACCGGTTCACGGTCTCTCAGTTTGCCCGCGCCATCGATGACCACATCAACCCGCAGGCGCGTGGTCTGTCCCTTTCCGCCGCCCTTCTGCGGGTCGGCTTCGAGCGTACCCGTAGCAACGGGACCACCTGGTACGAGAAGATGGGAGCTTGTACCGGGAATGACAACGGACTGCAGGCCATCCGCCAGTTGTCCACCAACAACAACCCACACGTGTACGAGGCGTACACCCCAGGAGACTGACCCATGATTGAGACTTCCCCCGAGACGGGCGCACTGTTCAAGGCCTTGGCCGCAGCGCAGTCCCAGATGCTCCCCGCCGTCAAGGACGGCAAGAACCCCCACTTCCGCAGCCGGTACGCCACCCTGGGCGCCGTGCTCCAGGCCATCCTCCCGGCCTTCAACGCCCACGGCTTGTCCCTGTCCCAGCATCCCGGCATGGACGGCGCCACGGTGACCGTGGACACCCTCATCACCCACGAGTCCGGCCAGTGGATGCTGTCGTCTGCCTCGGCCCCCATCGGTGGCCGCAAGGACGTGCAGGCCGTGGGCTCGGCCATCACGTACCTGCGCCGCTACGCCGCCCAGTCTATCGCCGGCCTCCCCGTCGAGGATGATGACGGCAACAGCGCAAGCGCCCCGCGCCAGTCCCGCCGGGACCCCGTTGTCCCACAGCGTCCCACGATTGTCCCACAGAAGGCGTCCCTGGAGCTGGTTACGGTGGTGGGTCGCCTGGAGGCCTTGGACCTCACCGTCGGGGACCTGGACACCTGGTGTCAGGCGATGGGCAAGCCAGTCCCCGCCGACATGGACGGGTCCACCCTCGCCACCCTGGTTCACTGGCTCGAAGGGCCGGGCGCCGCCAAGGTCCGCCAGTGGTTCCAGGACCGGGCGGATGGGGGTGCGGCGTGAACGCGATTGTGGGGAAGACGGTCACCGCCCTGGTCCGCGATGAGGAGTTCGAAGTGTGCTTGACCATCGTGGGCCTGGTGGTTGCCATCAGCTTGGAAAGCTACGGCGCCGATGGGGCTGGCGGGTGGAAGAATGGTCCCCGGTGCCGGGGGCCGCGCTTCCGGGTACTGGTGTACTGCCAGGATGGGGAGTACCGGAACTGCTGGGCGGATGACTGCCTCCCCATGCCGGGCTCCTACTCGCACTGGGATGAGTTCAACAAGGACCGCGCCGATGGGTGACCGCTTCATCCTCGGAATCGACCCCGGCCCCACCACCTCCGGGATGGTCCTCTACCGCCTGGCCGAGGACCCCCGGACGGGGTGGGGGCGCGTCATCCGCTCCCGCAAGGATGCCAACCTGGTCGAGCTCCGCGCGGAGCTCACCGGGGGGGATGTGCGGAACGGCCTGCGCCCCGGCTCCTTTGAGGTGGTCCTGGAGTGTACCCAGGCCGGGCCGCCGTCCACGGCCGTCGTGAAGACCACGGAGGTTGTGGGCCGCCTCATGGAGGCCTGCGACACCCGGGGCATCCGCTGGCACGCCTACTACCGGCGGGAAGTCCTGCAGGCGCTGGACTGCGCCAAGAAGGGCAACAAGGACGCCCTGGTCCGCGCCGCCCTCATCGAGATTCATGGCGGCACCCGTCAGGCCGCCATCGGTACGAAGAAGTCCCCCGGCCCCCTCTACGGGGTCTCCTCCCATGCGTGGCAAGCCCTCGGGGTTGTCGCCGCGCACCTCCTCCCATTCTGAACAACACCAGGAGAACATCATGCCCGCCACCATCATCATCACCGGCCGCCTCTTCCGGGACCCCGAGATGAAGACCACCAGCTCCGGGAAGGAGATGGCCAAGCTGGTCATCCCCGTGGATTCCGGCTTCGGGGACAAGAAGTCCACCACCTGGTGGACCGTCACCATTTGGGGCCGCCGGGCCTCCGTCGCCGGCCAGTACCTCTCCAAGGGGTCCTGGGTGACCGTCACCGGCCGCCCCCAGGTCCGCCAGTTCGAGAAGCGCGACGGAACGCGGGGCTTCAACCCCGAGGTGGACGCCGACACCTGGGACTTCGTGGGGCCGAAGCAGTCCAACCGCGCCCCCACGTACCCGGATGACGCGGCCGTGAACCGGCGCCCGGATGCGCCCCGCTACGACCAGGGCGCCGCCACTCAGGGGCTGGACGACTCGGACTTGCCCTTCTGATTCAGCGCCTCCACCACCAGCGCCTCTACTGCATCACAGTCGGGGCGCTGGGCGGCGGACTGGCCGAAGGCCCAACACGCCATCAAGGCGCACTGTGCGCTCATCGGGTCCCCGCCCAGCTTGGAGATGCAGGCGGGCGGGACCTCCGCGAGACTGGCGCGGACCTCCGCATCGATGACCACAGGCCGGCCGGCCGCCTCGACAAGGGCGCGCTGGCCGTCTTGAATCTCCCCAATCAGTTCCGTCTGGGCCTCGATGACCTCCCCGGTGCGGTCCCGGCCGAGGGCGAACCCGGCGGCGCCGCCCCCCACGAAGAGGAGCACGCCGGCCGTGATGAGGACCCCGACCACTACCGGGGGTCCAGTTGGAAGTGTGGACCATCCGGGAAGCTGCGCCACGTTCCCCCCCACGTCAGTTTGAACTCTCCGCTGGTCCGGCCGTCGAGGACCAGCATGGCCCACGTGTCCAGGATGTGGTCCGCCAACGGGTTGAAGTCGTCCCAGTCCCAACTGATGGTCCCATTGACCCACGGGGCAATATCCACGGCCATGCTGGGGAAGGTGTTGTGCTTCGAGTTGGGGTAGCGTAGCTGACTCTTCCCCGCCGCCTGGAGTTCGTTCTGGCGCTCCTCCCCTCGGTGGCCCTCCAGGACCGTGAAGTCCATGGGACAATCCGGGGACCACAGGGCCTCCCGCATGAGGAGCTGTAGGTCTTGGTGACAGCTCTGGAGCCGTTGCCGGCTACGCTGGCCGAACACGTACCCCATCAGTACTTCCCGGCCTTCTTCTTCCCCGCCTTGGACAGGGCGATGGCCACGGCCTGGCGCTGCGGCTTGCCGGCCTTCATCTCCTTCTTGATGTTCTCGGAGATGGTCTTCTTGCTGCTTCCCTTCTTCAACGGCACGGCGGCCTCCAGTGCCTTGCAGGCTTGGCGGGTGAGCTCCAGGTACTCCGAAACGGACATACGGTCCGGCCTGGAGTAGCCCACCCGGCATAGGTCCGGGCGGTCTTCGTAGATGGTGCAGAGCTTCGTGGCTTCATCGTACATCGGGCAATCCGCCAACACGCAACAGGCGCCACACTGGGTGCAGTCGTAGTCCAGTTGCCAGGCGGGGCGGGTCATCGCTTCGGGGTCCGCTTCGAGGGTGCGCGCTTCCCGCTCCGCTTGCGGAACAGCGCCTCCTGTACGTCCTTCTTCGTGGCGCGGGTGGAGGGCGTCTTCTTCTTGCTGACCACCTTGGAGGGTCGGCAGTACTGGGACTTCGCATCCCCGCTGTGGCCGCAGGGCTTCCCCGTGGCCTTGTCCACCCACTTCTCCTTCGCCCATCGGCGGAGGCTGGTTCCCTTCTCCGTCTTCCGCACCTGGCCCTTGCGCTTGCGACACTTGGCCACGGCCTGGGAGGCGCGGGCCGAGGGCCACACCTTGTACCGGGCCTTCACTTCCTTGGTGCAAGCGTCATCCGCCATCACTTCACCAGCTTGGAGACGGGCTTCTTGGACCACAGCTTGCAGCTATGGTAGCGCGCCTTGTTGGGCGGCCCGGGGTCATCGCACCCGTGCCGGCTACGGAAGTTCTTGCGGGCCTTGGGGTCATCCCGGCGGATTTCCATGTCCGGGTCCCCGAAGCGCACGGTGTAGGGCTTCCCCTTGTAGGTGCCCGTCGCCACGAACTTCTTGCGCCCGTGGCCCGGCTCGCCCTTCTTGATGCGGCGGACCGGCATCAGTGGACCTGGTGGGGACAGTTGATGCGCTCGGCCAAGTGGTCCAGCCCCTCCATGATCTTCTGATGCTCCTGACTGTGCATCTTCATCATCCCGTCCACCTGGTCCAGGTGCCGATTGATGCCGGACTGCATCATGGGCGCGAACACGTCCTTCAACAGCTTGTAGACGGCCATTCCGATGAGGAGGCACACCACCAGCGCGGAGGCCGGCCCGGTGACCTGGGGGATGAGCGCTTCGGTGGTCACGGGGCCTCCGCTGCCTTCTTCAAAGCGTCAAGGACCGCCCGCGCGATGATGCGGGAGTCGGCGGCCGAGGGGCTGTAGTCGTTGTCCGGGTCGTAGGCCGCGAGCCACGGCCCCGCCTGGTCCAGCGGGATGCAGACCGGGATGGAAAAGACCCCGTTCTCCCAGGGCGTTCCGTCGGTATCGGTGCTGCCGATGGAGGCCGCTACCTGAACCGCAGGGAAGTCAATGTGAAGAGACGGCATGAGGCACCTACACGGGCATGGTGAACTTGATGACGCGATACCACGCCTTGAACTTCACGTCATCGCCGGCGCCGATGGTGGCGGACCCATTGGTGCCCACGCCCACCATCAGCTTCATCCCGATGGTGCCGTTGTCGTAGGTCATCGAGGCGTTCCGCGTTCCGCCCGTGATGGCGGTCCCGGTGTTGTCCAGGTTGACGTAGCCACCGCCCTGCCCCCGGACCCCGCTGTGCAGGAGGGTGCAAGTGCTGTGGTCGTTGCTGGCGCTTGCGTTGCTTGCGTACCCGTTGAACGTGAAGATACCGTATTGGATATTTCCGGTTGCATTGTACCGAATCAAACCGCCCATGGCGTCGTTGGTAAAGCAATCCAGGCCGGTCCCGTCCACGGAGCTGGCCACCACCACCTCCGAGGCGAACCGGTTGTCCGGGGTCTGGAACTGAACCACGGTCTGGAGGATGAACGTGTCCCCGGACTGGACCTGGACCTCCCCGCCCGTGGCATCCTCGGCGGACAGGTCCTTCACCCAACGCGGCGCCCGCTGGTTGTTCCCGCTTCCCCAGGCGTAGTCCGTGGACCCAACCGCCAAGGCGTTGAACACCACCTGGTTGACCCCGGACGCGCTGGAGCTGGTGTCTACCAGGCTGTCCGGGTCCGTCAGGGTGAAGCCGTCGGTAATGTCGATGGCGGTGAAGCCGAGGGCGGACAGGTCCGCGCCGCCGCCTCCCGGCTGGGCTCCGCCGCTGGCCCCGGTGGTGGGGTCGAAGCATGGCGCGATGGGCATCGGCTACTCCTGCCAGGTGATGCAGGACTGGGCGAAGGTCGGGACTTGCGTGGCGTCATCCACCTTGGCGAACAGGTACAGGTTGCCGTTGCCGGGGCCGGCCAGAATCTGGAACAGCGGGAGCTGCACGCTGAACGCCGCACACTGGCTGGTCGTCGTGGTCACGCCCGGGACAAGGGTGGCCTCCGTGTCCGGGACCAGGGTGTAGTCCCCGTCCGCGTCCGCGCAAATGCGGATGGTGATCTTGGTGGCCGAGGGGGCGCCGCCATTGGTGAGGCGCACGTGGATGCCCTCCACGATGCCCTTGAAGTTCCGCTTGTCCTTCTGGAAGGCGGGGAGCTCCGCCTGGAGGTCATGGACGTGAACGTCCGCCGTGTTGAAGGCGGTACCCAGGGCCTGACTCCCGGTCTGGAGGGAGTCGTGAAGGAAGTGGGTGATGCGGGTGGGCATGGTGGGGTCCTCCTCATGCGCGGACGGCTCGCCGCTACTCTATCGCGGTTTGCTCCCGAATGTCCCGAACTTGCGCGGCCTGGCGCTCCAGGGCCTGCTCCACATCGCCCGGCCCGCGTCCCATGAACGTCTCCAGGGCGGCGCCTCGGAGCGTGGTGGGGAGGGCGCCTTCCGTGTAGACGCGGCGGGGCGTCTCGGGGCGCTCCCGCTCGGACAACACGGCGTAGAAGGGGAGCACGCGGTCCAGGTCCGCCACGTCCAACGCCCTGGCCTGACGGATGAAGGCCAAGGCCTTGTCCGTCGGCTTGGCCGCGAAGTAGACCGGCTCCCCGTCAATCACGTCGTAGAGGTAGTGGGGGACGCCCTCGGGGGGCTGGCGGCGCCAGGCGCCGGGGATGGTCCGGCTGGCGAATTCCTCCGGGGGGTTGACCTGTTCCACGGGGAGGTAGGTCTCGAAGGCGTTCCACAGTCCGTTCTTGTGTTCGGGGTCCCGGTTGTTGGCGATGAGCATCATGGCCCAGAACACCTTCTCATCGCTCAACGGCTCGGCTTCGGGTACGTCGGTGGGCTGGTACTCCTGGCCTCCCTTGAAGCGCTCCCAGGCATCGAAGACGGCCGGGGTGATGACCTCCCCGCCGAACTGGATGGCATCGGCCACCGCCATGCGGTCCCCGGGCAGCTCCGCCCGCGTGGCCTGCAGCTCCTTCGTGGCGAACTTGATATCCGCCATGATGTTCCCCACAGACCGCAGGCTCCCCACGAAGGCCTCCACGGGCAAGAAGGCCGGGTTCTCGGGGAGGAAATAGGTGTCCTCCTTACGTTCCCCGGGGAACATTCCCAGGGTCTTCAAGGCCTTGTCTCCGTGGATGTTGTAGGGGTCCTGGGCCTCGGCCTTGGCGCGCATGGCCCGGAGGATGGGGCCGGCCCGCTTCGGGTTCTCCGCAATCGCGGTCATGCCCTCGATTCCCAACCGGTAGAGGAAGGCCGACTCCGCGAACATGCTTCCCAAGCGCGTCCGCACCGCGTCCGGCACCTCGGTAAGGTCAAGCTGGGAACGGCGGGCCAGCTCGGCCGCATCCTGGGGGGCGTCGCCCCGGGCCAGGGCCATCTCAAACACGGACCGCCGGAAGTTCAGCTCCAAGGCCTCCGCCGTCCGCAGGAAGAAGCCCCGGGAGAAGGGGTCCAGCTCATCCAAGGCCGCCGACATATCCACGCCGCCGACCCCCCGCGCCCTCCGCTGAACCGCGCGCTGCAGGTCCCGCGCCAGGCTTCCCACCCGCTCGGACTCCAGGGTGGACACCCCCAGGGCGTAGTCGTCGGCCAGGTCTTCCAGCATCTTCGGAGAGTAGTAGACCCCGGCCGGGTCCGTGATGCCGCCCCCGAGGAGGCGCCGGCGGGTGACTGCGGAGAGGGCCTTCTGGCCGGCCCGGTCGAAGGCGCCCAGGGTGTTGCGGGCGCCGATGGTCACAAGGGGAACGATGCCCAGCTTCAACAGGCGCCCCGCCTGGGCCGGGATGTTGGGCAGGATGTAGCCGTAGTAAAGGCGCTCCGTGACGTTGCGGCGGAGTCGGGCCACGGAACTGAACCACTCCTCCGCCATCTTCCCCACATCGGCCCGAACCGTCAGGGGCACGGAGTCCAGGGTCTGGGCCAGCTCTGCCCCGGCTGCGGCCAGCTTCTGCTCCGCGATGCCGGCGCCCTTGTCATAAACCTGCATCCGGTTGCCGAGGCGGCGGGCGGCCTTCTCGGACAAGCGGGAGGGCAGCGTAGCGCCCTTGCCCGGCACCGGGAGCGCCCGGCGCGCTCGATCGAGGAGGGTGTCCGTGTGGAGCTTGGACAGGTCCGTCCCCAGGATGAAGTCATCCACAGCCGTCTGGACGGCGCCCGTGATGGTCTTCCGGGCGCCGATGTTCTTTCGGATGCCGTTGTCCAGGATGACCCGCAGGAGGCCGTTCTGGAAGTCGGGGGTGATGATGCCCCCCAGGCCCAGGCCCTCCGCAATGTCTCCCAACTTCGGCGTGACACCGGGGAGGGGGTCATCCACCCCGGAATAAAGCCGGTCAATGGCGCGGGCGGACTCAACGGACGGGAAGTTCCAAAAGTCCCCGTTCTCCTTCATGGGGAGCGTGCCATCCGCGCGCACCGCCTCCAGGAGCTTCTCCTTGGTTGAGTCCCCATACAGGGCGGACCACAGCGCCTCCCAGGCCTGGGTGGGCGTCTCACCGGCGGCCGTCAGCTCCTCCACCAGGACCTCCTCCAAGGCCTTGTTGAAGTCCCCGTGGAGCTCGATGCGCGCGTCCAGCTTCTTCTCCAGGGTCCGTAGGGCCTGCTTCCCGGCCACCTGAATCTCCCGGGCGATGTTGGCCGCTGCGGCCGTCTCCGTCTGCAGGCTCCCGCGCCGCGCCAACACCCGCCGCATCCGGGGGCTGTCAAGGATACGGGACCGCAACGGGTTCCCCAGCCCTTCTTCCACGGTCTTGAAGTAGAGCTGGGCGCGGGTGGTGTCCCGGGTGAGTCGGGCGCCCTTGGCCAGCTTCGGAGCCACGCCCACGTCGTAGGTGTCGATGACCGCGCGCCGAAGGTCGGCGGGCACATCGTCCCAGTTCTTGAAGCGGCGGAGTTCCTGGTAGAGCGGGGTGTCCCCAATCTGGACCTCGGCCGGCTTGCGCTGGTCGAGACGGCGCGCGAAGTCGAGGGGGTCCGCCTCGCCTACCTCCCGTGCGGCCGCTCTGGCCGCCTGCTCCACCTGGCGCCGCAGCGGCTTCGGGAGGGCGCTGTAGCCCCGCCCGGGGACCGCCCGGAGGTCCTGGGCCGCCTGCTCCACCCGTGCCCGTGCCGGGCCTTCGGGCATCCTCCCGGCCAGCGTGGACAGCTCCGTGGACATCTCCGAGGTGTCCCGGACGAAGAGGCTGGCGCGGTGTTCCCGCAACGCCTTCCGGGCCTCGGGGAGCTGGCGCCGGGGAACGGCCACCGTGTCCGTGAGGAGCACGAAGTCCCCCGGAAGGTTGCGGTAGACCATCTTGGTGACCCGGGCCACGTCGTCTTCCGGGAGCACGCGCCGCAACACGTCGCCCACCTCGGTAAGGGTCTCGGGCGCACCCTTCCCCCGCAGCAGGTCCTGGGCCGCCTTTGCCTCTTCGGGCAAGCGCTTCCCCACCACCTTGTCCACGGCCTTCTGCGACACCTTGCGGAGCAGCGGGGGGTCGTAGTCGGCGGCCGCGTCTGCAAGCTCTGTATGCTTATTCACGGCCTGGGCGGCCGTTTGGCGGAGCCGGGCCACCTGTTCCGCAGGCTCCCCCGCCGCCTCGGCAACCCGCACCGCCTGGGTAGCAGCCGTGGCCGCCTTCTCCGCGTTGCGGATGGCGCGGCCGCTCCGAAGCAGCTTCAAGACGCGGGCGCCTCCGCCCACCATGTACCCGGGGACACCAAGCAACAGTTCCGGGCCAGGGATGAGCACTTCGGGAAGCATCCCCGCCAAGTAGGCGTCATCCTCATCCCCCGTGGTGGCCGCGTAGAAGTCCCGCGTGGCCGGGGTGTCCAGGTACTCATCCATAAACGTGCGGCCCTTGGCCACGTTCTGAGTGATACGCCGGGCCTCCGCTCTGATGAATCCGCCGGGGTCATCGGTAAAGCTGGGGAACTGCACGTCCTCCACCCGCCGCCGGCCCTCGGGGTCGAAGGCGGTGACCTTGCGGGTTTGGGACTCGGTGGCCACGCCCGGGAGGGGGATGGCAAACTCCGGGACCGCGCGCACTAGGTTCCGCAGGGTGGTCACCGTCTCGGGGGACGCCCCGGTCTGCTTCCCGTAGTAGTCCACGGCCTCGGCCAGGCCGCCCCGCATGCTGATGACTTCGGGGAGGCCCAGCGCCCGCCGGGCCTTGGCCACCTCGAAGCCCCAATCCGTGGGGTCAATCGGGAACCCGTTCTCATCCACTTCGTAGCCGAGGCCACGGAAGTACCCGTCCGCCGCTGCAGCGCTTCCCCAGGACAAGACGGACCGCAGGAACGCGCCCAGCTCCGTCTCCACAATGCCCTTGCCCTGCTCCGCTTCCGTCAGGACCCCGGAGATGGGCGAGCCCACGTAGCGCTTGAAGAAGGGCACCGGCTCCCCGGCCGCCAGGGCCTCATCAATCTCCCGCTGCTCCTTGGCAAGCTCCGCCTGGCGCTCCCGGAGGCCGGCTTCCCCGCGTTCCGTCTGCAGCGCGAAGGCCTCCCGGAACTCTTCGCCCAGGGTCGGCTCCCGGTACTCCCCCGTCTCGGGGTCCTGGTACATGCGCCGCAACACGGGCGCCATGGTCAACGGCTCGAAGGGCGCCGGGAGGTCCGCTTCTGCCACGAAGGTCGGCTCCGGGGCATCCCGAAGCACGCCCGCACCCTCGACGGGTTCAAGCTGGAAGGCCTGGACCGTCTCGATGCGGGAGGGGCGGAGCGGCGCCTCCTCGGGGATGGCCACCGGCTCCGCCACCCCAGGCATGGCCACCCGGCCCCGCCGCCGTTCAAGCTCCGCCAGGGCCTGGTCCCGCAGCCGTTCTTGGCGGGCCAACACGTCCACACCCGCAGGGGTGAACACCCCGGGCGCTGCTACCTCCTCCCGTGCGGCCTCCGCCGCTGCGGCCCGTGCCTCGGCCTGGACTGCTGCAGGCGGGGCGAACTCGACGGCGGGCGCGGCCACCCTCGGCAAGGGCGCCGCCAGGCGCTCCCGCTCGGCCTGCTCCCGGCGCGCAAGCTCCCGCCGGGCCAGCTCCTGGAGGGCGGCTTCCTGGGGAGTCATCAGAGGCCCGCCATGCGGCGGAGTTCTTCGTCCGTCATCTTCGAGAAGTCGGGAAGCTCGGCCGGCGCTGCGGGTGCCGGTGCGGGTGCGCGGGCCGTAATCTGCTCCTCCTCCATCACCAGGCGCCCGTCTGGTTCCCGCTTGGGGGCGGGTGCGGGTGCCGGCGGAGGCGCCGGGGGCAACGGCTGGCCGCCGGCCAGGGTCCGCTCAATGGAGGCGAACGGGACCGTCCCCGGCGTG